TTCCCTTTCTTTATTCTAAATTTCAGAAAGGAGTGGTGTTTTTCAGCCCAGCATTTTAGGCAATCAGAGGAAGAGACAGACCGGGGTTCCTGCAGAACCAGAACTGAAAGGGAACATATAGAGTAGTTGCCTCAGCCTTCTCAAGAGCAGTACCAGTAAGAGCGAAGGTATTGCCAACCATATTATCATAACCTATCTGGTGTCCGGGCTCTTGAGTAAGCTCGTTCCAGATATTCAGCCAATCACCGTAGTGTTTGTCTATGCGTTGACCACCGATCTCGATCTCGACGTTGCGGATGAGAATGTGTCCGATGTAGTTGACCCAACGAAAGCAGAAAGATTTATCAGCAGTGGTAGCGGTGGGGCACTCAACAAGAGGAAGAGTAACCTGAAGGTAAACACGGTTAATCAAATCACCATTACGAGAGATGGTGCAAGTAACACGCTTGCCGAAGTCGGCGGTTCCGTTAAAAGTTTGCTCAATAGATTCAATAGAAAAGTTAGTGTGACGGCGGTAAACAACCTTAAAGAAAGTAATTTGGGGGTTTCCAGTTAAGTAGACATCCTGGGCGCCATAGGCGACGAGTTGCATAAGTCCTCCAGACATTTATATTCTTAATAAAGAAAAAAATTTTTTCAGAAACGCATTTAATTTCTGAAAAAATAAATAAACTCTAAAGCTTTACTTATATTGCATCAAATATTTCATATTTTTTATAAATAATTGCAATCGGAGTGCATAAATTATTTTTACTTATTTTACAAGTATTTTCGCACAAATTTTAGGAATGATTCTATTTTTCCAATAATTCCTTGCGTATTAATTTTTTAATATATTCATTTTGTTCTGTTTCTCCAAAACTCATATATTTCTTAATTTTACTATCATTTTGACATATCAACAAAAAAACGCGGAAGTAATCCTCCAATATTTTTAGTAAAACTTCGACCCAATATGTATCATCCCTTTCTACTTCATTTATCTTCATTGTCCCCCCACTATTCTGCAAAAATTCCACTAATTCTGCCTTTGGTAATCCATATACATTCAAATATGCCTGCACTTGTAGCCACTCATATTCCCTCACTTCATCAAATAATTTATAAATTCTATTCTTAATTTCAATAACAGTTCCATCCATTTTCATCCCATCCAATCTACTAATAATCCACAATTCTGTGCCATCAATTGTAAGAATTTTCTTACTTCTCTGGTCTATCTTCGTAATAACTTCTACATTGTATTTCTTTTTATAGAAATCTAGCGCATTAATTTCCCGGATTGTCCCAAATTTCTTATTTGTATACCCTTCCACAATCTTTCTAACCTCTTTCTTATCATCTTCCCCTAAATCCTTTGCATTCTCCAAGTTTTTTATTAAAACCTCACGGTCCTTTTGCATCATTTCAGGTGATTTATTATTATTACAGATTGTATCAATATCACTCAATAATTTTTTGTTCTCAATTTTCTCACCAATTTTCTCTATCCTTTCACTATCTCCAACTGTTTTCCCAATTTTGTAATATTTTTCATAAAGAGAATTGAATATACGACTTGCTGGAATATGTGGATTTTTTCCAATAAATGCTGCAAGATTGCTACTATATAAAAATATTTTTTTACTCATTTAATATTGTATATTATCCATATTATTTTATATTTAAGTTCTCAATCTCTAAATTTGATTCAATAAATTTTTTCAAGTAATCATCTAAAAATACTTCCTTGGTATAATTCGCCTTTTCCAAAGATTTCTTAAATTCAAATTTCCCCTCTGTCAACATTTTTACACTCCACCCCGTTTTTAATGCATTGTATATAAATATCATTTTCTGCAATTCCAATCCATCCATTTATTAAAAATAACTTAAAAAAAAGTGAATATAAACTAATATGTTTAAACAGAAAAATAAAAAAATCATTCAATGCGATTCCAGGATAACTCTCGATGCTAAACATAATGAAATTATTAAAAATTTCAAGGAAGAACAAAAAAATATTAAAAAATATTATCTCGAGCTAAAATCAGAAGAAGATAAATTAGACAAAACACAAATGGATAACAGCATTGCATTAAATCCAGAAGATTTAACAGCTATTTTTGAAATTCAGAATAATATTGATGAATTGAAGGAAAAAATAAAGAATATTGAATACCAGTCTAAAGAAACTGACTATTTTATCAAAACCGGAAATATTCTTTATGAATATTACAATGAGATGGATGATGTTGCAAAACAAGAAGATGATTCACTCCCACCCAAAAAAAAAGAAAAGAAAGAAAAAAAGAAAGTCGCCGTAGGAGAGAATGAGCCCAAGATTGGAGCCTTTTTTGGAATTCCTGCTAAGCTAGAAGAAATAGAAGAGAATAATGAGGGTAAAAGAGTTTTAAAAATGAATGATTTTGTCCAAATGGGCACAAATATTGACAGAGCATCTAAATTAGATGCATACCTCTCTAAAATAGATAAATCCTATGGGATTCGTGGAAAAGTCCATAATAAAATCGACTTTTGCAAAAAATGCAAAGATATATATAATAAAGATTATGAGTTGATTGTGAATCACATTGAAGGATTCATGAGTTGTCTAAAATGCGGTCATATGGAATATGTTATAATTGAATCAGACAAGCCCAATTATAAGGATCCTCCTCCTGAGGCGACCTATTTTGCATATAAACGCACAAATCATTTGAATGAAATTTTAAATCAGATTCAAGCTAAGGAATCTACGGATATCCCGGATGAAGTCCTTGATGCAGTCAGAGAAGAAATTCGTAAAGAGCGAATCAAAGATTTGACGGAATTGACAAACAAGAAAATTCGGTATTACCTAAGGAAGCTGAATTTGAATAAATATTATGAGCACATAGCACATATTATTAACCGATTAAATGGATTACCACCGCCAATTATTACAAAGGATATTGAGGATAAAATCCGAATTATGTTTTCGGCGGTGAATAGTGCATGGGGCGAAATTCCGAAGAAACCGAAGAAGAACTTTTTGAATTATAACTATGTTCTGTATAAATTCGTGGAATTATTGGATAGAGATGAATACAAGGTTTTGTTTCCATTGTTGAAGAGTCGGGATAAGATTGTTTCACATGATGTGGTTTGGAAGGAAATTTGCGAGAAATTGGGCTGGGAGTTTTTGCGGACAATTTAGGGGGGGGCGGGGAAGCACGCTTCCCCCCCTTAGATGCTTATAATTAATTTTTATTGGTCAATTTTCTAAATTTAGGGTGCGACTACACGAGCAAGTCTTGTTAAAATAGCAGGTGAGATTGATTTACTTATCTGCAACACAACCACTGAGTCAATCTTTGCTTGATTATATTCACCACCCGTAATCAATTTACGTTGCTTAAAATAAACACCAGTGGATTTACAGGATAAATCCACTGGTAATCCAGTAAATGCTGGTCCAAGTGAAAATTGATTGTAGAACCCAATTAATTCTATCCAACATCTGCTAATCAGGTCTACAGTTGTCCCATCGGGATTGACAATAAAAAGCTGTAACTTATGGTCTTCGTGCCATCCATTATCTAAATAATTCCAAGGTTTACTTAATATACCAACAACAATCTTCTCATTCAATGTAAAGATTGTCATGGTTGGACCTTGTCTATCACATAGTGTGTGAAAGGTTGTATTAGACATTCCATGTTTTGCACTATTGTACAAAACCCTGAATTGCTTTTTTTTGAAGGAGTCGCTTCGGTTTAAGATAGCTTCAACAAATTTGTGTCGGTGAAGTTGTTGAGAATTGTCCCACCATTCTGGCATGTGGAAATGTTTGGAGCATACGGAATCATTCAAGTAATATCGTAAACATCGCTTGAATATTGAAAGCTTCGCAGCTTTTAATTGCTTTCGATTGGTTTGAATAAACCCAAAGGGGGAGCAAAAAAGTTGGATGATCAAAAACACCTGAAAGAAAATTGGGACTGTGAAGCCAATTTCATAGCGAAGTTTTAGTGCCAAAAAATTGACAAGTTGTGGGTTAATTCTTGGCATTGTATCAGCAATCCCATAATTGCATATAAAATTGAATCAATTTTTTATCTCACGGTGTCTCACTTCCACGCTTTATAAGCAATAAAAATGGCTGCCCTTCGAATTCCTGTGGAATAATTATGTATTCCTTCTCATAAATTGGGATTTGGTCTTTGGGGATTTTCGGGATATTTTGATACCAAAGCGTTGTTCTAACAAACGTAGATATTGGATATTGAATTAGATCGTACTTCTTGTAGTATTCTATCCATGCATTATTCACATTCCTATTCACAACAAACTCACACGTTGTTTCACTAAAGGGCAGACAACATTTCTCATCACTTAATAAATCCTTGCATCTAACCATTAATCTATTATTAGATTATTTTTTCTGGGATAATAGAGTAGGTGGGGGGGTAACTCCGGGCTTCGCCTGCAGTATCAAATATGGAACGCCGTAGAATTCTCGAGGAAATATATTGAAGAATTCCGCATAAATCGGTATTTTATCCGCGGGTATTTTATCAATTGTATTATACCAATTTGCTCCAGTTGCGAAAAGTCGGTATTCCAATAAATCATATTTCGTGTAATATTCTTTCCAAGCGGCTTCTACATTTAATTGGGTTATTGCCCAACATCTTTCAGGGGTATATCCCAGGCATCGGGTTGTCGTTTCTGCTAAATTTGTGTATTGAACCATAATATTATATTAGAAGATTATATTTTATCCCGTTGTTTTAGAAGAAGATAGGGAACACCCTGAAATTCCTGACGCAATACTACATATTTGATTTCATAGATTGGGATTTCATCTTCTTTTATCTTTTTGATTGGATTGTTAAAGTAGTTTGATGCGATTGGAACTTGTATAATATCATGAACTCTGTAAAACTCTCTCTGATTAGCATTTAGATTACATTGCGTAATATTTTCGCAATAATTGCAATATTTAACCATGATATTTATAATATATTTTATTTCTGGTTATATCTTATATGAAAGAGGAAAAAGAAGAAAACCTTTTTAATAGTTCATTCAATGATCCAATTTATTATATTTTTAAAAATCAAGAATTTTATTCTATCGTTAAATTTATCAGTAAATATCCTTTATCACTAAAAACGGAGTATTCATCTAAAAATTTGCCAGAAATTCTACAGAAGGGTGGTGAATTATCAAAAAATAATGGGATATTATTTATAAATGACACAATTTTTTCCTAAATTATAATATGAAATATGATATTATAATTGTCGGCTGTGGTATTTCCTCTTTGTATTATTTGTACACATTGCAAAAAATGAATTCTAGTGCCAAAATCGCCATATTGGAGAAAAGACCTTATTGTGGAGGACGCATTCACTCCATTAAAATTGGAGACAATATTATTGATAGTGGTGCTCTCCGATTCAATAAAAATCATAAGCATCTTGTCCAATTATTGGGTGAATTGGAAATCACATCCTATTCAAAACTGGTGTCTACAAAATCGGTGGTTTTGTCAAAACAATTGCGCGAAAAATGGGCAGCTTTTTTACATAAAACAGCTCACAAAAAATACGCAGGATATCCCTTTTCATCAGTTGCTAAATTATTTTTTACAAAAGAAGAGTACTCCACTCTAAAATTATGGTTCGGCTATGATCAAGAATGGGAGAATATCCAATGCTGTCATCTTTCGAAAACGATGCTCTCTAATTATGACGCCGAGGAATATTATTATTTTCCAGAAGGATATTCCGTTGTTCCAGATGCAGTCTATGCTGCTATAAAAGATAATAAAAACTATCATTTCAATTTTGGAAAGAAAGTTGTAAAAATAGCGGACCCAAATAATATTTATACGTCGGATAATGCGCACTTTACGGCGGACCATATTATATTTGCTTGTCCGCCCCATTATATATCGAAAATAGAAGGGACCGAAGAATTGACGCCTTTAATTGGATGCGTCGGATGGAATACATTAAACAGAATTTACGCTAAAATACCGAACCATAATTTCCCCAAAAAGGCGATTCATAGTAATAGCCCAATTTGTCAAATTATTCCAATTAACGACGATATTGTGATGATTTCATATACTACTGGGGAAGATGCTAAATTTTGGATTGAACAAGAGCAAAATGGGACGCTATGGAAGACATTACGGGAATGTTTAGAGCCACTTGTAAATATTGGCACAAAAAAGCCAGAATGGATCCGTCAGAATTATTGGAATCCAGCGACACATTATTTCAATCCTGGATGCATCCCCAATGATGTCCAATACAAATCATTTCAGCCTTTACAGAATAAAAAATGGTATATTATTGGAGAAGCTTTTTCGCTGAATCAAGGGTGGGTTAATGGAGCATTAGAAAATACAAAGATATTTCTTTCGCATTGTGACAAAAATGGGTTTCCAACAATTCCCAATTATGAGCGGAAAATAAAATTGAAAGAAGTTGCAAAACACGGGAAGAAAGAGGACGCATGGATTGGGTTGTTTGGAAATGTTTATGATGTGACTGACTGGATACATATTCATCCAGGAGGTGATATAATTTTGTATGGAATCGGAAAAGATGCGACGAATATGTTTACTGGAGTTGGGCATCAAGCGGATGCACTCCAATTCATGGAAAAATATAAAATTGGGATTTTAGAATAATGCGTATTTTTATAAATGTATTTATAAAAAATAAAGAATTAATTATTTTTTATAAATATTATATAAAATGGTCATTATTTATAAGAAAGATTTTAAAAAAAGCTTTACGAATAAAAATGGACAAATTTATAATGGTATTTCTTTTTACAATAACCAAGAAGGGGAAACTGTTATAATTGAACCATGGGTCGATAATTATTTAGGTGTTAATCCAACTAATAATTTAAAATATGAGATAGTTCCATCTAGTATTCAAATTCAAAATTTAGGGAAACTTAATGGTATATATATATCAAATTTTGTTGCAAGAGAAGATTTTATAAATAATAAGGAAAAAAAATTTATTGTTTATTATGTAGGTGTTAATAATAAATGCCATATTAAAGTTACTTATTTTGATAATTGGGATAGAGCTATGGTTGAATGTGAAAAAGTGTAAAATTGGATATCAAAATTACAATTATCTAATTATAATATATTATGGTCATTATTTATAAGAAGGATTTTCAAAAAAGCTTTAATAATAATAATCAACGCGGACAAACTTATGGTGGTACTACTTTTTATAATAATAAAGAAGGGAAATCTGTTATAATTGATTCATCTTCCGATAATTATTTAGATTCTAATCCAACTAATAATTTAAAATATTATTTATCTACTTCAAATGTTCAAATTCAAAATTTAGGAAAACTTAATGGCACATATATAACAAATTATGTAGTAAATGAAGATTTTATAAATAATAAAGAAAAAAAATTAGTTGTTTATTATGTAGGTGTTACTAATAAATGTCGTATTAAAGTTACTTATTTTGATAGTTGGGATGGAGTAATGGTTGAATGTGAAAAAGTGTAAAATTGAACATAATTTTTATATATTAAATATATAAAAAATGAATCCCATGAATCGAAAGAATACAAAGGAATGCGATATTTATTTTTCCAAATTAGAAAAGATAAAAGATAATGTTAAAGAAAAAGTAGAACAATTGGAGATGATACCGGATGAATGGATAGATGAATATAAACGTGAATACGCGCAATTTTCAAAATGTTATTTTTCAAAAAAATTAAAAATAAAAGGAGATAAAGAGCGTATTATTTTAATATTAGAGAAAATAAAAGGCTATAAAGAGAAAATAAATAATATTCCTAACTTAGTTCGGATTTTTATTGAGGAATTGATTAATAATTATCTAAAATTTTTAGATATTAATGAAATAATGTGTAAAGATTTTTTGAATAAATTATGAAGAACTTAATATTTTTGCAATAGCATTTTCTTTAGATTTAATATTATGTTGTATTTTTTCAAATTTTTCTACATATTTATCAATTATTTCTTGAACATTTGATTCTTGATTTGTAGATTCTAATAATTTTTTAACATCAGAATTTGTCATGTTATTTTTTGATAATTTTTTAGAAAGTATCATTTTGGCTGACTTTAGATTTTTATCAATTGAATCAATAAGTTTTTTAAGTTCTATCTTTTTAATTTCAATTTCTATTTGTTTCTTGCGACTTGTAACATTTTTAATTGATTTTAATTCATTTAAACTTGTTGCCAGTTTTGCAGCTTTTTCAGTTACAGGTCCTGATTCTAAATAATGCATAATAGTCTTAATTTTATAACTATAAGTATTTGTTGAATCTGTTAATATAGTTCCATATAATTGTTTTACATAATCTTTATATTCTTTTGTATCCATCTTATTTTTTAATTCTCTAAATAATCGTTTTATTTTATCTAATGTTATTATTTTGTTTTCCCTATATACTTCTTTTATTTTTAAAAATATTTTTTCAATTTCAATTAAAAATTTATCATTATTGGTTTCATTCATTAATTTTTTTAATTTTTTTAATTTTTTCTCTTCATTACCATATTCCATATATAATTTAGGATTGCTTTTTTGTGCATCAAGTATTTTTAATTTTATTATTCCTAATTTATTATCTATTTCCTTTTTTTTATTAGTCATATTTTTTTTAAGAGCTTTTTTGTTTTCTTCATATTCTTTTGCACTCTTTTTATATTCTACAAGTAATTGAAATCCTTTATTAATAGCTTTATCTAAGTTTTCTATTAATTTATCTACTCCGCGAGAAGAACTATTTTCCGCCATACTATAATATATTATTATATTTTATTTTTACCCTAAATTATTCATTTTTATTATATTCTTCTTTTTTTTGTTTTATATCCTTCAAATATTTATCCATCTTATCCAAAACATCTTTTTTCAATTCGTCTCTTTTTAATGCATAAGTATTTAAATCAATCGGTGGTGATTCTTGTCCTTCAATTTTTATATTTTGGAAAGCTTTAAAATCCGCAAATGGCTCCGAAATATATTTTCCATAAAAGATGTATATTCCAATTAATATTACTATAGAAATGAACCAATTATCTGATTTTTTGAATGAAGTATATGCAATTATAACAAACAGAATAAGAAAAAAATACCATGATTTTGTCTTAAATCCCGGTTCTTTTTGTAAAAAATAAGATGCACCATATGATAATTTATCAACTGGAAGAAAATTAAGGTAATTAAAGAATGTGTTAAATTTCGAGCTAGAATTTTTGAATAATAATTCATATGGATTCTCTTTTTTAATTTGATTCTCCATATTTATGAAAAGTTCTTCATCTTTTTCATTTTTCATTTTCTGTTTCATTTTCACCGCATTAAGAAAATACCCAACTTTCCCAGAAAATAAGTATGCAAATGCACCAAGTAAAGATAAAAATGGTCCAATAAACATCTGAATTGCACCAAAAATTGATATTATAATTTTATGATACCAGTATAATTTATTATCTTCCAACAAATATACTTTGCATTCTGGAATATCTTTATATAATTCTGGGCTTAGATTCAAATCTACAAAGCCACCTTTTAATATATTAATTAATGAGCTACCAAATGACAGTAATTTATAATAAGTTGCATCTGTTTTATTAAAATCATTTACGACAATTGTTTCTTTCTCAAAAAATTTATTGGAAGTTTTATCTTCATATTTTTCGAGTGGTGAGTGAAATATACTAACAAATTTTAGATTCTTGCAGAATAATTTACCGACAGGGAAAAACATTGGAATATAATTCATAAAAAGTCCTGGAATATATTTATTAGAAATATAGGACATTGTTAAGAAAAGAATTATAACAATGCTAAATGTTTTTAAGAAGCTCGCATATGGTGCCATTATTTCTTTTGATTCATCATTCATTCGTATTTCTGGGGGTGCTTTATCTTTTTCATATTCTTCATCATCATCTTCATTATTCATTAATTAGTATATAGATATTTATAATTTTATTAAGCCTTCTGAATATTCAAAAATCGCTTGATTTGATGATTGGGTTTTACTAACTTTTTGAAAAAACCCATTGTTAGCATTAACTTTGCAGAAAATGAACTTGGGATTCTTCTTACTTGATGAAAGAGCTTTAAAACTAAAAACAATGTAAAATGGCTCCTTCCAATTAGAAAGCGCCTAAATTTTGGGTGCATATTTTGAATCGAATGGAATTTTTGATTAATCATTCGGTACCACAATAGAGTATCCTGATTCATTCCATACAAAAGATTACATGATGATTCGCATATCTGTTGTTGAATTTGACAGGAAAGACTTGGATATGGAACATTGTTCTTCAAAAAAAGTGTTGTCAGCATTTTGAATCCGTTACTTACTGAATTAAAGATTCTTGCATCATTTTCTCGAAAATTTTGAATTATTGGTAGTAATGATGGATTGCATGTCATGAAATTAACCAATGATTGAAAAAAGAATGCTTGAGTTCTCATATTTCTATTGATTTGAGTATCCAAGAAGAAATCACATCCTAGTTTATCCTTCCATTTTTTTGAAATTGATCTCCGATTAATGTAAAAACATTTTGACGAAAGAATATACATCAAAATGACGAATGTTTGCTTTGGATGATAATTACCCTCCAGATGTTTCATAAAAAAAGAAATAATCTTGGCAAGGGTAGCTTCCAAATCGATTGCTGGGTTTGCCCATTCTTCTTCCAGTTGGATAATTTCTTGCATGAGCTCTTTTGTAAAAAAATTAAAGAAAAACCTATCTTCATTCTTGTAGTAATTGGACATCCACCATTTGTATTTCTCCAAAAGGTATGCTTCAAATTCTGGTTTAGTCATCATTGCTCGATTGCGTATATAATCATGCAGATTTGGATAATTACCCATATAGGTTCCGCACCATGGACTATATACATGCTTGTCTGGTTTTTTCCAGGTCCTTGTGATAAATTGGAGGCAAATTGCCACCGCATTTTCACAATGGACAAACCCAAATATTCTGCTCATTGCTGTTTATATTGGTAATAAGACAAATAATGATATATATTTTTTATCAATTTTTTATAGTAAATATGGGTACATAAGGAAAAAGAAAGTTGAAAAATTTGCAATTAAGCACCAATATGAGCTAAAACTATCAGATACTGCAAGCGCAACCAATGAAGATGCAAACAGAAAAATTGGTACATATAATGATGAGTCTTTGAATGGGTATGCAAGTAAAAATGCAAAAATGAATCCATTTATATATGTTGTTTTAGTTGTTTCAAAAACATTATTCCAATTTAGGCTACCTTGTTTTGTAATGCCAGTATATTGTTTTTCTTTTTTCGAAAATGATATGATGAGAAATATTAGATATATACTCAGAATATATGGAAATAGAGATGTTTTCAATTCAAGCAATAATTTTGAACCAATATTCCATTTATATTTATTTTCGTACCATAATTTACCAAGATATGGCACAATCAATTCTAAACATAATGTAATTGGAATAATTATTCCAGAAATTGGATAATCAAATTTTGTGCCTTTGTATATCCAAAGGAGGAATTCCCAGAATTGAATAGAGCTAAATGTGAGTAAAAATAATGAAAACCATTTGTCATATTTATAATTACGATTCCAAATATAGATTACAACAATCAGTGAACTTATAAATGTAGTAATGGAGACTTCTTTGTTTATGCACATATATAAGAATGTGAGATATTCTTATGAAATTTCTATAAATTTTTTAGTACTTATTTGACTTGTTTTATCATAATTAATTATTATATAAAATATCTCTTCCATCATTGACATAATTGATTTTTGAATATTTCCACCATATGATAAACTAGGAGTACAATTTATTTCTAATATCCAATGTTTATCATTATTATCTACCATAATATCGTATCCAACTATTAATATTTCCAATTTCTTATGTAATTTTTCTTTATTTAATTTTTGGATTATTGTATTATTTGCTGATTGGAGTGTTATTAGTAAATTTTTATTACAATAATCGGGAATAATCAACTCAGATAATTTATTATGATTAGATACATTTGTGAAAATATTATCTGAATTAAATGCTAGTCTTTGTATAATATCATTGTAGTAAAATGCTTTAACACATGTTTCCATTTTTATATAAATAATATGAACTCTTATATCAAAACGTCTATTATTTATTTTTTTCAAGTTTTGTATTTCTTCTTGAAATATAAGTGGAAATTGTAGTTTATGAAAGATTAGGGGAGTTTTGCCTTTATAATATGATATATTTTTAGATTGGAAGCCAAATTTTGGTTTTACAAAATAATAAATTGTTAGGTCTATATTATTTTGTTCCATTTGGTTTTTATTCATAAATATATGAGTTTTGGGATAAAAAGGACAATTTTTTAGAAGTAAAGATGTGCTAATTTTATTGAAAAATTGAACACATTTAAAATTAATAAAATTTATACAATATTTTCCTGGATTACTTGCGGAACATATCAAAGCATCTTTTTCAGTATCTTTCATGCTATATTTTTTAAGTATTTTAACAAAAAAAAAATTAAAATGATGATCCTTTTTAGAAATATTATAATTCATTTAGTAATTAGCATTATATAGGTATTAATTTATATAAGATGTATAAATTACACCGACCGAAAAGAAAAATGAGACAAACAAAAATGCTTTATATAAACCATATAAAGAAAAAACACTATTGTATCATAACTGAGAAGAACCTATGTTATTTGCTATGTCCTTTCCAGCATCGGAGGTAAATATCTTAGTGGTTTAAAATTTCATCTTTTAGGATGTTCCCTGTATGTTTCATATTAGAATGTGACTCAATTATTCATTTCTATAAACGGTTGTTGGTAGGATTTCAATTCCAAAGATTCCAATAGCAGGTGAAACATACTTGTAAAATAAAAGTCTCCAACCGCTGATTTTTATCAGCTGTCAAATGGAGACAAGCCCTTCGGGGTGCATTTGCATCACCATTAAGAAATTTGTCTCATTTTTCTTTTCGGTCGGTGTAATAGGTCTCTGTTTTTAATCTGTTAGCACCTTTTGCTATGGAGTGTCAAAAAGGGAATTCGTTTTGGGTGTTACCTCAAATGACTTGTCATTTAAGATTAAAAGATTAAAAACTCCATGAGTTTTTAATCTGTTAGCACCTTTTGCTATGGATTTGCGAAAAGGGAATTCGTTTTGGGGGTTACCTCAAATAACTTTGTCATTTAAGATTAAAAGATTAAAAACTCATGGAGTTTTTAATCTGTTAGCACCTTTTGCTATGGATTTGCGAAAAGGGAATTCGTTTTGGGGGTTAGCACCTTTTGCCACGGAGTGGCGAAAAGGGGTTACATGAAGTTAGGACCAGCTGGAAAGCCAACAAGGTTAGCACCAAGACCAGCACCAAGACCGAATTTGAGGGAATTATTAACTTGAGGAGCATACAATCCCAAAATAGCCATAACTGCAGCGGCAGTGAAACCAATTAAGACGACATAATCCCAGGATACATTCATATTCTTTGTTCTCGCAATTAAAAAAGCAGCTAAACCAACAGCAAAACCTTGAATAAGAAATGATACTATTTTATAAATTACAGTTCCAATTTGGAAACCTTCTTTACGATATTGATTATCAGCCATTCTATATAATTTATGCAAGAAAAAAAGATTTTTTGAAAAAGTATTATTCTAAATGTTTTTATTTTTCGTTTGGATTTAAAAAAAACTATATATATATTTTTAAAATGAGTTCCAAAGAAGTTATTGAAGATTTTTTGGAGGTAGACCAACCCGTCCCGGGTCAAAATTTTGTATGTTTATCTTTTATTTCACCAGAAAAAATAATTAAAAGAAGAGAGGCATTATTGGTGAAAGAATTTACTAAATCATTTCTTAAAGATTTAAAACGTGAGAATGACCCCTCTAAATTAGACCCAGAGAAATTTACTCCTGAATTTATTGATACTCTAAATGTTTATGAAAAATTTGAAGATTTTTTGTATGCTCATGAAGAGGAACTTACCAAAAAATACAATGATGAAAATGATTTTCAAACATCTATTCGTGGTCTTAAAATTCGTGGAGTTTATGAATCACGAAGAGAAGCTGAAGTGCGAGCTAAAGTCTTACAGCGAAGGGACCCAAATTTTCATGTTTTTGTTGGTCAAGTCGGTTATTGGCTTCCATGGGATCCTAACCCCGACAAAATAGGCGAACAAGAGTATGCAAATGAGCAGCTCAACACTCTCATGAAGAAGTATCAGGAGAATCGTTCACATCGTGATGAAATTTATGCAGCAGAGACAGAAGAAAGAAAGAAGAAGGCTCGTGAGGAGAACCAGAAGCGCAAATTTTACCAACAGAAGACAGATGAAGATGAGAAAGAAGCAGAAGATAAAATCCGTGAATTGCGTGATATTGTAGATGAAAAGGACCGCCTTTTTGAGCAGGCTAGTGCTGCAAATGGTGGGGCTGCTGGAGAGGCTCCTGCCCCTGAACCTGGAACATTAATGGCAGGTCTCAATGATGCACAACATGCTGACCCATGGATGGCAAGAAAGTCAGCAGCGGCGGATGGCAAAAATTTTGAGGCTGGGAGTGCAAAAGATGAGCCAACTGCAGCTGAGAAAGATGGTATTTTGAAGAGCATTATGAAGAACATCTTCTAACAGTCTCTTTTCTCTTTTTGACCCACTATCGTGGGTCAATAAAGCAAAAGGTGCTTACCCCCAAAAACCCGGACCTCTTTTAGCCCCTTTTCTCTTTTTGACCCACTATCATTGGTCAATAAAGCAAAAGGTGCTAACAGATTAAAAACCTGGAATTTTGTAAAAGTTTTTGGAAAAAGTGTTCTAAAAATATTTATAATTTATAAATATTTTATTTATTTTTGAATATTCTCTTATAATAATATAACAGAATATGAGGTCCATTGTTATACTTTTTTTACTAATCGGTATATGTTTAGTAGTCGTCGGATATGTCCAATCCAATCAGCAATGTCCACCCCCCGTTGTTGAATTCAAATATGTTCCACAATCATTCGAGCAAGAACAGAACCTTCCCACTCCATTATTGTCTATTTTTGGTTCAATGTTTAACGAAGACAGTGCATGGGACCAAACCCAGGGCTACGCAGACAAGTATACATCTCGTCAACTTAATAGTGTTAACAGTAATTAGAACTGCTATTAATAGTAAGTTTTGTATTCAAAATAAGCATAACTCAAGAAGAAAAATGCACCAATTCCAGCAATTATTCCCCAATGATATCTAGTTTTCATAAATTGATAGACATCAAGCCATTCTTTCACTTGTTTCTGATTTTTAGTGTAATCTAACATCCAAGCAGGTTTAGGATACATGCTATAAAACATGTAATTAACAAATAGAAGAATAGCTGTGAAAAGCAGAGCACATCCATAGTTATTGAAATAAGTTGAAATATACATGCAAACAATAACTGCGAGAATGAGCCCCAGCACTAAACCTTGAAGCCATAAATTGAATCGGAATTCGACAATTGACTTGTAAATATCGAGTTGTTTTTTATCGAGTGTTTTAACAAATTCCTGAGATTCTATATTTCTAGTACTGAAAATGCAAAAAGCCATTCCAAACAAGAGTGCAAATCCAATAATTCCATAGGTAGAGTAATTCATTATATTAATAATATTAATAATATAATTTTTCAATTAAATAAATCCCATATATCTTGACCCTTTTTACGAGCCCAGTAGAAATTTCCAACATATCTAGAGCCTTTACCACCCAAATGATGCCCTCCTTTTTGACCCAATCGTTGTGCCAATACTGGCAAATTGAATCTTGGTGGCTTCCCAGTATGTTTTTCAGAGAGGAATATTTTATAGGCATTTGTTGTATATTCCCAGCCCCACAGAACAGCGAAGTCAACTTTATTTCCTGATTTCTCCGCATTAGTTATCATTTGGCGGGCGACCATTTTATACAAAGCGGGGTCATTGAAATTCAGAACAGTGACATTGTATCCTTGGAATTTCTGATAAGAAGCATTCTTTGCTATTTGGTCTTTCAAGTTATTCACCAGCTCATCATAATAATAACCCACCATTAGCATAAAATTTTTGTCGATGTTCTCGATTTGATTGTCTAATCTAGCGAATGCATCCACATTGGTGAATTTTTTGATATAGGGGCTATGCGTTATGCGATAACTTATGTAGGATTTGAATGCACGGTCATAGAATAAAAATGGGAGATGCAATTTGCGGTCATCATTATCAATATATTGGACAACAACTGGTACAGTTTCTTTTGGAAAAAAGAACTTCCAAGTATAGGCAACAGCACTGTGTTTGTCGTCACCAATAAACCAATTCCCTTTTAATTTAGGGATGGTGTCTAATTCTTTGAGCTCTTTTTCTGTTCTTGGGTGATCATCAATCATGTATATTGTTTTTGCTTCTTTGGCAATTACTTCCAAATTTACTAAACTATACGCAATATCGCAAATAATAACATTTCGACCACGGATAAAATCTAATTTCTTTTCCAAATGCCAATCAGGGCGATTCCCACTAGCAGCACTAAGAGGGACAAAAGTAATTTTGTCCGTCGCATTTCCTGTATGAACCAAATATTTATAAAATACCCAGGCACTAAATAAGCCATCATCGTTATTTTGGTTGTATATACAGCAATCAATTAATTTTCGATTTTTTTCAGTAATTGACTTTGCGAATTTTTCAATTTCGGGGAATGATTTTTGATAATTGGCTTCAGTTTTATACGCTGAATGACTTGCATTGGATATTTTTGAGTTTTTATTTTCAAACAATTCACATTTTTTCAAACAATCGCTTATTTTTGTGTTCATATTTTTCCTTTTGTTTGGGGCATTTGTGGAATTGGTATTTGAATTGGAATTGGAATTACTTTCCATAATATATATTATACATTTATAATTACTTTCATTCAAATTATAACCCAACTATAATTTTCCAATTAAAATAATAAAAATACATGGTTTATTTTCAAGAGGTTTAGCATTAAATAAAGGTATTTTTATTTTTTTTTTGAAAAAAGGATTCTTTCCAATTTAATTTTTTTGATATTGGCGTGAAACTGGGTGTGGAATGATTATTCTATACCAAATTAAGATGGATTGAGTACAGTTCTTTAGGGAAAGATATTGCAATACGATAAAAAGTGAATAGTTATTATCAATGGCATCCAAGTAATAGGATATTTAAGAATATAAATAAATATCTATATATAAATTAGATGATTTTACTAAATTGTGCTTTCAATAAGAAAATCGGGAAAGTGCCAATGTATGAAACATTTGGTAATATGAATCCCTCATCTATTTTTCGTGGTGTAGGCGGTTTTTTTGTAGCATTATTTGTTCTTTTTATAGTAATTCTTGCGATTGTTTTAGCGGTTCGGTGTAATCCAGATAATAAATTTGCATATGGTATTATTGCATTTTTATTCTCTGAGATTTACCTTATCCAGTTCTTTATTCGGAAATATCTTATTCGTGAGAAGAATTATTGCACAGCGCTTATGTAGGAGGAAACCGCGCCCCCTCCCCATATTTTAATTTAGAATAATTGGAAATTATAGGGTATTGTATTCGCCACAATATGGCAAAATTATTTATTAAATAATTTTGTTCCAACTAAAAAATATCATTAATTTTGCTAAATGTTGAGATTCGTTAGTGTAAGTTTAGAAGCACCATCTCACGACCCTACGAGTTTACCATAAAATTCTGATAAAAAATAAAATATTTTTTTAGGTATGATTATATAATTTTAATATAAAATAACCATATTATATTATTTCATATATTTTCACATGAATTCTCGCATATTAAAATACAATATTATAAAAAGCCAAAAATTTTATTGAACGTAATACCGTTGCTCAAAAATAATAATAATACGTTTTTAAATATGATAGCATATCCACCATTTTTTTACATAAAAATGTAAAAAAAATAATTCCAAAAAAATCTTAAAAAACAAAAAACAAAAAAATCTATTTTACGACCATTACGACCATGGAATACCCCGTGCGCACTCTTTTTTAAATATTGGCAATACCATAAATGCTAAACCATTTTTTGAACTTAATGCAAAATCATTACTCAAAAAAATCAACGCATTACCATGTCATTACCATAGACATAGTTTACCAAAGTTCAAAAATCGGAAAAGTTATGGTAATACCTTACGACGACTGTTCAGCTTCTTTGGGACCTTTTTCGACCCCTCTTACCATAAATCTTCATTTATTACCATATTTTTTCGCTCTTTTTTGAGACTTTTATGGTAATAAACGACCATTCCAAAAAGTTATGAGCTCCGCATCTCGATTTTTTTTGGTTTTTGGAAAAATCATTGCACCATATTTTTTTTTTCTTAATTTTTTTATAAGAAAAAAATGGTTGTATTACTACCATATAGCATCTCATATGTCCAATTTACATGGTAATATTTTTCATTTTCTTATCAGTAAACCTATTTTATCAGTATTTTCAGTTTTTGTGTTAATTTCTCATCACACGTCTTGATTTACCATATGGTGTTTGAAATATCTTAAAAAAAAATCAGAATAGAATATATTTTATTACCATACACTACCATAAATAATATATATTTGAACAAAAAATGAGGAAAATATTCCCATTTTTTATTTTTTGTTTTTCATTTATTATTTTTTTTATCTGATGTTTTTATGATATTTTTTTAATATTATATTAAAAAATAAAAATAAATACTGTTGACTGATGTAAAAAAAGGTCAAAAAAAAAAATGTGCTATATTCAGATTATACTACAAAAACTTGGAAAAAAACTTTTTTTTAAAATCTCACAACCCTTCGAAAATGAGAGAAAAAAATCAAAAATATTTTTTGACAATGGTAGTTGCTCATGGTAATCCTGTTTTTCTCTATTTTTAAACACACTTACCATTCATGGTAGTATTTTAAACAACAAAAAAAGTGCAAAAAACAGTAATTTTTACAATCATATGTCACTACCACAATCAATTCTTTCATACTGAAATGTTAGTAAAACTAAAAAAGATTAATAAAATGGGTAGCTAAATTCAGGTGTATTTATTTTTGACCCATGGTGGACATCGTCTACCATATGACTTCAAAAATTCTGCTCATTTTTTTCCCATCATAATACCATTTATGGTCTCTAAATTTCCGAAATATACTATGTGAGTAAAAATTGACTACCACACTCATTTTTTTCATCATTTTTTTCGTATTTTTTTTCATGAAAAAGGTGCCATTCGGGTGCCATTTTTGGACCCCCTATTTTTGGGGAAGTTTTCGCATTTTTGGCTTTTTCCGACCGCTTTACGACCAAACCTCTTTTCAGATTTTTTCTAAAAAATGGTCATTTATCAATATTATGGTAGTAAACTGATGAACATGTATATCAATATTCAAACATTATCAAACAAATATGACAAAATTTTGTAAATTTGGAAAAACAGAGTTTTTTCAAAAAATCTCAAAAAATAACAAAAATTGTCATTTTTGACCCTAGTGTTTTTTATTTTTTTTTTTGACGTTTTATCATAAAATGACTTATTAAAAAAATTAAAAACCTCAAAAATTACATAAAAATAATTTTTCCAAAATCACAGTTTACCATTAAAATTCAATAATTAAGATTTTTATGTATTTTTTCATAAATATTAATAGGTTTTATCAATATTTATCAAGTATTATTTTGACATTTATTACTAAAAAAATTTCTGATAATTTTTGCAAAAATGCACTAAAATGACTAAAGTTACATCCATTAAAATTGCATAATTTTTCTTTTCATTCATCAGCCGAAATTTGGTCTTTGCCGCTTTTATTTTTATTTTCAATTCATCAATACTTTTCATCGTTTTTTTGTAATCTGTGGATTTTGGATTGCAAAATGATTTCATACACTTTATAGTTTTTTTGCTGAAAAAATGCTTGGAAAAATCCTTATAAGTTATTTTTAAATCATTGAGCTGTTTGTCGGTAATTTTTCGCAACGACCTTAAATTTTGAATAATTTTTTTCCTGTGTTTTTCTAATTTTGAATAGTAAGTAAGTGAATCATTTATACAATCATTCATTATTCCACATTTTACCATTTCATTATTCATATTATAAACTCATATTATTTTTTAAATATTTTGTAAATTTAATATAATGAAGTGGGTTTAATATTACTACTATTAAATAAATTTTTGTAACGATTTTTAACTATATTTTTTGAAAAAAAACCCTTATCATTTTTATTTGTTAAATTTACAGATAAATTTGTATTTGGTGATAAAATTATTTTTACTTCTAACGCAATATTTTCTTTTGTTATAAATTCTTGCATCAATTTCTTATTTATTTTATATTTTGTCTCATTTTTTTCTAAAGATAATAATTTCTTACCTGCTAAAAACCATAGTATATCATCTGTATTACTCTTCCAATTATCTCCAAATACTTCTACAACTTTCTTCTTAAAAACACTAACATCTGTATCATCTATTATTCTATCTATAAACAACAAATATTTCTTATATAAATCTTTGTCTTTCAAAAGTTTAAGCATAAATGCAAAATCCCAGCTATATTTATTAATCATTGGAATAAATGGTTTCTTTAATGTGCCATACATCATAAATACTATATCACTTTCTTTATTCTTTTCATAAAGAGCATCTACTAATCCACATAGAACATCAAATGCCCTGCTAGATTTTATTTTAACATTTTTTAGCTCCAATACATTTTTTATCTTCTGAATAAAAAGATCACTCACGGAATATTTCCATCCTTCAAGCATAATTTTCTGTAAAGTAGTTATCCATTCTTTGTCTTCATACACAAAATCTTTCACTGTAGTTGTTGCACTATTTGCAGCAATTAAAATAATAATTTTTAGTAATGATAATAGATGAATTGTTGGGAAATGGTCAAAAATGCGGATTTCTACTCCATTAGGTATCATCATTTTTGCCCCTGAAATACGGTTTCTTGGATTATTTGGATTAGTTGGTCCAAAAGTTCGAATATTGCTACTGAATGATGAAACCGCTTGTTCTTCTTCTAATTTTGGATTTTTTGGCATACATTGATCTACAATTTCTGACTCATCAAATTGAAAATTCTTCCTCCAATAAGGCAAAACATCAGCATATCGCCCTACTCCAGTAGTTTTTTTTCTCATGTCTGACCCTGCAAAATTACCCCATCCAACTCTTGCAACTCGAAAACTACCGCGAATTTTCTTTTTCTTTGTACCCATCGCTTCTTGGTCACATGAAAAATAAGCTGCTAATAATAAGGGCTCTATCCATTGAAACATTGCTCCAAAATTATAGTGCATATCTCGGAATTTTTTTTGGTCTTTTTCAGTATATTTTTCTTTTTTCTCAAATGGAAGTGTAACAGTATAATGAAAACTTCCAACATAATCTCTGTAAATTTTATTTTCTAACTCATAGCTATCACCTTTATAATTTTTACGCAGTCGAATATTAGAACACATTCCGAATGGATATTGAACCAATTTAAATTTACCTTTAATAAAATTATAAACATCTGGGTCTTTCTCCATAATTTTTTCAAAATTAGCTTCTTTTTCCAACAATTGATTATAATAATTTTCAATTGTTTTTTTGTCTTCTATATTAGAAAAAGGATTTTTTGTAATAAATTCCGGCATAAATGCAGGTATTCTTTCTAGAATTACTTTGCCCATACACTTTCTCCCAGTTCTTTCATAATCAATTGCATCTAATAATTCTTTTTCAGATTCAGTAATGATTTTAGATGTTTTTGCAAGACTAAATGCAGGATTTTTAGATTTAAATAATACAATTTCATTTGCCGGATATTTTTTATCTGTTTCTGGGCTTGTAGGCAAATAAAAATATTGGACCTCATGTTCTAAACCCATCCCCCACATCATATTTTTCAATTTAAGCTCTTTTGATGAATATTTTTTCTGTTCAGCAATTAGTTTTCGCAATGAAATACCTAATTCTGAATCTCGGTTTCTATTACTATTTTCATTGCCTTCATTGTCTTCATTTTCTTCTACGCGCCCACCTTTCTTAATTCTCATGAAATAAGAAAGATAAAAATAAAAATATTTATGTTGTTTTTTTAACCTGGAATTGGGATAACTTTTTCTTCTTCGAATGTCCACTATTATAATCTTGCATAAATTTTGCGTTACTTTCATCATCATCATCATCGCTATCACATGTCAAACGGCTCGCTTGTTGCCACAAAATTTCCGCCCCCAATTTGAAATCTTGATGAGGGTCCGCCTTATACCAAAATACCTGGTCTTCCAATTTATTAGATTTCGCATTATTATTTATTACTAAACACTCAAAATTCTCTGTGCATTGGTCCATAACATTGCAAAAAAAGTCATAACTCGGAAACATTCCACAATATTGCTCAAAAAGTTTTTTACGATTGCTGTGATAAGGTTCTCGCAAAACGAAAACGTAATCAACATTTGTGCGTAGATTTGGTGGAATACCCAGCGCGTATTGCATTGTAATGATAAAAAACGCCTTGAAATGACGACCATTCATAAAGAGAGAGCGAACATTTTTGTCCTTTACCCACGAATTATCGTATAAGCAATCATCTAAAATTAAGAATGCCCTAGGGTCTACATCTTGATATTCTGGGTCTCCCATTACTTTCTTATTGACTAACTTCTTCTGTCTTTTGCAAAAATTATCAATAACTCCTGGTGTATATTCGTCATGGATGAAAATTGGTGGAATTGTTTTACTATAGAATTGATTTGCGCCTTCTGTTCCACTAATTACTGTTCCCACTGGCAAATCTTTATGGTGCCAGAGCAGGTCTTTCACTAAAAATGATTTGCCTGTTTCTCGCTTCCCAATGAAAACAACAACTTTATCATCTTTTATCCAGTTCATATTAAATTTTTTCAATTTTAAATTCATTTATAGATAATTATATATAATATTATATTTTAGCTCTAAATATTTCTTGCAGAAATATACAATAAAATATGTGGTTGTGTCAATGGTTTGTTTTCCCCCCTTAAAAAATTGATATTAATTTTTTCTATTCCTAATATATATATTATAATTCCAAATATGAATACTACACCTATTAATATTGTGGACCTGATTGAAAGCAACCCTATTGCTCGATTCAATCAAACCTATCAATCAAAATTGATTGAAAAACTGCAAACTAAATTCTCAGATTATCAACAACAACTGTTCTTATCTAGTTTTTACTGTTATCTTAAATATGATAAGCTGAATGATTTTGTTATTGATGTTGATGATATTTGGGAATGGCTAGGTTTTATCAACAAAGGTAATGCAAAAAGATTAATAAAAAGATTATTTATTGTTGATGAAGAGTTCAAATGTTCGCTTCTCCGTGCGGAGAAGCGAACATTTGAGTCAGAGGTTATGAATGGCAACCCTAAAGAAAATGAAGAATCTTTACTCCTAAATATTCAAGAGCAAACAAATTCATTTGAAGTTATAAAGAAAATTGAAGAAGACTCTACCCCTTCAAAGCGAGGAGGAAATAATAGAGAAAAAATTATGATGAATCTTACAACATTCAAAAAATTTTGCCTTAAAGCAGGAACAAAAAAAGCTGATGTTATCCATGATTATTTCATTAAATTAGAAGAAGCTCTTCAAGAAATAGTTAATGAAGAGTCAAATGAATTACGTCTCCAACTTGAAAAGAATGAATCAGAAATTGTGAGAATCAACCACCAAAAAAACAAAGACATTGAAAAAGTCCTTATTTCTACTTTCCCTGTAAATACGGAATGCATTTATATTGGAAAAATTGATAACAAAAGTGCAAATGGTGAAAATCTTCTTAAATTTGGACACACAAATAATTTATCAGTTAGAGTTACTGAGCACCGCAAAAACTATGACAATTTTCTTATTATTTACGCATTCAAAGTTACTAATAAAGTGGAAATTGAGAATTGCATTAAGAACAATTCCAAAATCAGAAAACAACTCAGAACAATATCAGTAAATGGTTATAATAAGACAGAAAATATCGCATATGATGATGATAAATTTACTATTGAAAAAGTAATTTATTATATCAAAACAATTGCAGAAGAGAAAACCTATAGTATAGAAAATTTCTACCACTTAATTGAAAAGAATGATGCCCTAGAGAAAAAGAATATTGAATTGAGTGATGAATTGGAAAAAACCAAAATAATAAGTCAAAACCAACAAATTAAAATAGAAGAATTAAACAAGAAAATCAAAACTCTAACCGAAAAAAATAAATCGCTCAATCTAAAAAATGAGAATCTAACAACAGAAAACACCGCTATATTTGATAATTCATTACTTCCAGCAGATGAAAATACTTCAACTTTTACAGATTTCGTAGATGAAATGTGTATTATTGGAGCCGATTTAGAATGTGGTTCCGTTGATATTGAAGGTCGTTTTCGTATTTGGAATCAGAAGAAGCCATTAAAAGAAACTTTCCACGCTTTGAAAAATTATTTCGATTACCGCTTCAAACCAAAGCGCATTCAAGGCGGAATTCATGGTTATATTGGCTTAAAATTGAAGCCAATAGAGTATAATAAAATCACTGACAATTCTACTGTGGAAAACTTTATATTTGAAGATTGTTTTTTCTCCGATTCCGGTAAAATAACTGAAATCATGCTTCTCCAAGAATATAATAACTGGAAAACATCCCAAGGGCTCCCTTTTTCCGAAATAGATGACTCCCAAGCCATGAAAGATTATCTTAAATCCAATAAGAATGTAGTTCGTGCTGTAGTTTGGACAAAATATGGCACTAGCACTGGATATTACGGCTTGTCACTTATCAGAGATGAAAATGATGACTCCCCGCCAAAAACTTCTTCAACTGCTAAGAAAGTCTATAAGAAAAACGCAGAAACCCATGAAATTATCAAAACATGGAATTCAATTGCGCGAGCTGCAGAAGAAGAAAATTGTTGCACCGCAAAAATGAGTCGACTTGTGAAACTCCAACAAATCATCTCCAATTTTTATTACCAATCGGGTTCATCCGCATGACAGCGTTTGAGACCTTTTACTTTTTCTACAACACTCTTCTGTGCCAATTTTGCTTCTGATGCAACACTATTACTTACTTCATCAATCTCAATAGAGCCCCCTTTCTGTTCAATCACATGTGAAGATGATGAAAAACGAAGGTCTCTATTAAAAAACAGCCAAACTAATGGGGCACTCGCGAAAAATCCGGCTACAAATAATTTTAAATATACACTAAATCCACTCTTCTCTTCCTTTTTACGAAATAGTTTGTCATGGATAAAAAGAAAGATACATAATACTATTCCTACAATAACTCCAAAAATAATGGGGTTTTTCCAATTTATTGCCATTTATTAAATGACAATTAGTAAAAAAAATATAGTTATAAACGAATTGTTAAATCTCTAACGATTGGAAACCATCTTTCTAATCAATATTTTCCAGAATTGCACATTTTTCAATCGAAGCAGGTATTTTAAATCTAGACATCTACTCAAAAATTTGCGTAAAACTGGATTTTGCTTTTCCAATGCATATTTGCGTTCCAATGTATTAATTGCGAAAAGATTTCGATAATTTATCTTCACAAACCCGACAAAAAATTTGAGATTGATCGGACGAAAAAGACTCTCAAACAAAACTTCGCAGATTATTTGATTTCCTTTTTGTGAAGCAAGTTTCCGACGAAATGATTTTGCAAGAACTTTTGCAGAAGGTGGAACATCAGGTGGAGAATCCATAATCAAACAGATTTCAAGTAGAAAATTTACTGGAATACATGGAGAACTTACCAAAGAACAATTTTTTCTTCTTGAACCGTTATTATCTGAAAAGATTTTTGGCGGTTGAGGGGAAGGAAAAGACATTTTTCCGTGCTGAACAAGATCACTCATAATGTCATTGAATGACATACTAGAAGGAAACTCTAACTTGTGAAAATACCAGTAAAATATCCAACTAATAGTATCATCTCCGATAGAATGTTTCCGAAATTCAGCCAAAAATTCCGGGCAACCCCGGCTCATCAAGCGAATCCAATACTCCTCTGTATTTTTTGAATACATACTATCAAAATGAATGATGATTCGCATCGTGTCTGTTACTATCTTTTTTTCCTTGGTTCTCCATCTTGTGGTTACAGTTTTTGGAAACTGATAACTACGATGAAAAAATGCATTCAAATCATTGTTCCATGTTGAAAAAAAGTTTAGGTCCGCTTCAAAAAGGCGTCGTATTGCATTTGAATGAAAATCATTTGACTCTTGATTGATGTTGTTAAAATACTTTTGCAAGTACTTGTGGCGTTCCCAATCAAATTTGAAGCCGTGTTTTTGCTCCATTTTCTCCTCAACTGTTTTTTGAAAACCTGGACAAAGTAAAACTACTTTACCACAACTGACTGATGGAAAATTATTGTGCTGGAAAATTCGAATCATCATCATTGATTTCTGGAAAAAATATTTCCAGTAATTATTTGGAGACCCCCGTCTGCAACTTAAAGCATTTTCATGCTCTCTTCGCATGAAGGGATGCATATTCTCAGCAAAAACATCAAAAAGTGCTTCGCAATGGCAACAAGTCTTGCACATATATTTCAAAACTGTTTGCAAAAATTGTAATTTGCCCTTGTGTCCTGGAATGATCCAGAAGATTGAATGAAAACTCGGTGGTGAAACTGAACAAGTCCAATAATCGACCTTAAAGGAAAATGTTTCAAACAACACTCTGAAAACAATGAGCATGTCAAGATAATTAGCTGGTATCCCACTATGTAGTACCATGTATTCAAACCATCTAGATATTTTGGAAGAAAACCTATCACTAAATCTTGTGATATGTGTATTAAGCAAGGTTCTGAATCTAGCTGCATTTGAAGCAGAATCTAAGGCAGACATATCTTTATCTTTTGATAAACAAACTTAAAAAATGATGATATATTGCATCAATTTTTTTCACAATTCTTCTTCATATTTAGGACCATCTTTCATAAAATTTGGTTTAGATTTGTGACTTGAATGATGACTAGAATGATGGCTAGAATGATGACGAGAATGTGGCACAACTATTTTAACATCTTCTTGTGCCAAATCTGTATCAGTACTCATATCAATAACATTTTGGCGCTGGTGTATCTCTTTATAATTTTTATCTGAAACATGGCTTACAATAGATGCTTCTTTATCAGAATGATGCTGTACATTAGATGCTTCTTTATCAGAATGATGCTGTACATTAGATGCTTCTTTTACCGAATGATGAGATACAATAGATGCTTCTTTTACCGAATGATGAGATACAATAGATGCTTCTTTTACATCATCTTGAGAGTCAATATTTTGATATTTATTTGCTTTAGCTTGTGTCTCTTCTTGGGCTTCTTCTTGAATCTCAGTTTTGGTATCTTCTTGGACTTCTTGTGTTTCCGTCTTTGTATCTTCTTGAACTTCTTGTGTTTCTTCTTGAGTTTCTGATTGGTTTTCTGATTGGGTTTCTGTTTGCGTTGGAGTCTTTGCCGCCATAAATGATTTCTTGTTTTTACCCAAGAATTTCATAAATGAATTTGCCTCAAAATGCGGATTAGACAAACTATTTTCAGTATCTTCTTCATAATCTGCTGGTATTTTTCCAATATATGTACGGATAATTTGTTTATATGGAAGTGATTCGCTAATAGATTCCAATATTCCCTTCTCTATAATTTTCTTTACATCACGAATATTTTTACTTCGCTCCAATACACTAACATTTTCTTTATCAAATAAAATAACATTGTCAGAACTATAGAGCTCTCTTGAACATTCTTTATAGCATTTATGGATAAAATCCTTCAGAGAAATATATTCATGTTCCACATTATTTCTAGGATTTTTACTTCGAATTACTGACAATACTTTAATATTCGAGAAAATAACTGCCCATAATAATTCATCTAAATATTTACATTTAGATTTTTGTACTATTCTATCATATTCTTGCTCAATCAAATCATTATTCCATTTTGGAATTTTTTTGAGATAATCCTGAAAAAGTTGTAGTTCACTATAATCATCGTATCTTGGGTCTCTGGTTTGTTCTTTAAATAAACATGCATCATCATATAAAGCACTAAATCCCTCAAATAAAAGAGGTATAAGAGATGTAGTCAACCGTTTTGTGTATTCATTTTTGGCTTCTAAATAAATATTTATGCTTGGCTCTTCCATTACTATCGAAACGAAATTAAAATAAATATTTATACAAATAAAAATCTTTGATTTTTATGCAAAAAAAATCATTGATTTTTATACAAATAAAAATCTTTGATTTTTATACCTATATATTTTATTTACATTGTAAATAAATATTTATACAAATTTAGTATAAATATTTTCTAAATTAAATTAAATGAAAAATTTTAATAATAATAATGATTTTAATAATTCAACTCAATTTGTCAATAATACTCAAAATATTTCCGGTATTCCTAAAAATTTAAAACTTACTTCATGGATTCTTTTTTTCATCTCTATTATTTTTTCCGTCCTGCTTATTTGATATTATAGAACTCTCCATTGGAGGAGCAACACCATTTGTTGGAGATTTATATAAAAATATTTCTTCCACTTTATCTCCTACTAAAATTAGTTTTCGTACAGGATATTGATTGCACTTATACATTTATAATATTATTATAGATTATAAATAAAAATGGAGAATATATTATATTTATGTTGTAAAAATAAAACACCAACAACTACAATAAAACCACAACTAACTCTTCCAATCGAAGGAATTATTGCTATTTTATTTCAAAATATAGCCTACACATCTACTTCCAATTATCGAAAATGGTTTTATAATACTTATAAAATAAAATCTACTGAAACTATAAAAAGAGACCGTCGTTATAGCCTACATGAAGATATAGATTATGATGCATGTATGACGGACCGTTATATGGACCGTCATATGGACCGAAAAATACAAAAAAATGGCTCGATAGATTCTTTATTAGAAGAGATGTATTTATGCAAAGAACCGCTAAATATTTATTATATTCCATTTACGCAACAATTGCTCCCAATATTTGACAAACATATCGAATATTTTGACAATAATATAGTTTCTTTAAAAATTCCTTATGGTAAAATAAAATTCTTTGAGAAAAATAACCTTTTTTTTATTACATTCTTATTTGACAAAAAGATTGAATTGTCTCCAATAAAAAATATACCATTCTCAATTGGTAAAAAAAAAATATATATTGATGAAATTACTGAAAAAATACTGAATGGTTTTTTTAATAGTACTCAGATTAGCGATATTATAAAAAAAATGATGATGTCAGAGAAAACAATAATTTCGTCTCACTATAAAAATTGCATATTCACGGACCTTATTGTATATGAATTTTGCCAACGTATTCGCAATTCAATCATCTATTTTTCAATTGCTCCAATTCTGGAGTATTCCAATATCCTATATAAAAAAATAAATAAGAAACTTACCTATTATTTAATTCATCATGAAAATCCAGAAAATATGTCTAGCAATTATATAAAAATATATTCTTCATATGAGTCTATATGTGGGTCATGTTATTCAACCCACAATTACCGCAAGAATCTAAAAAATATTTCACTAGAAATTCTACATGATTTTATCTAAACTTGTAAAATAATACTGTAATTTCTCATTTCTTCTAGCTTCTTTCATTTGCTGATTTTGTAATTCAGCAATTTCTTTCGTAAATTCCCCTAATAGTATTTTTTCTTGTTGCACTTTATTTGGCATATTATCTTCTCTTTCATAAAATTTATCTTCCATCATCAAAATCCATCTTTTATCTGTTCCTAATAATAGTACCCGAGTATCTTTTCCTTTTGTCAGGCTAATATCAAATCGTAAAATATACCTTTGGATTGACCCTTGTATAAAATAAACAAGGGATTTGTAATTATTTGAACTATTTTCATAAAGTAATGTTGCCATTTTATTATTCCAATTTATTCCAATTTTTTTAAGTCCAATTCTTAATTTCACTTAGCAAAATTAAGAATTGTGCGCTGTAATCCCTCTTCAAAATCATATTCTGGTATATATCCCAACATACGATTAGCTTTCTCAATTGATGCATTACTATGTGGGATATCACCTTTTCTACTGGGCTGATAATTTGGCGTAATATTTTTTCCAATTATTTTACAAATTTTATAAAAAATATCATTGATAGTTATTCTACCACCTGCTCCTATATTAAAAATTTCTCCAAAACATTCTGGATTTGTAGTTGTAAGTGCTAAATAATTAGCGAGAACAACATTTTTTACGTACGTAAAATCACGAGAAAAAGATCCATCCCCATATATTATTGGGCTTTTTCCATTCTTAACATAATCTATAAATTTTGGAATAACTGCTGCATACTCTCCATTAGGATTCTGTTTTTCACCAAATACATTAAAATATCGCAATCCAATAATTTCCATCCCATAACATTTATGAAATACATTGGCGTATATCTCATTTATTTTTTTCGTAGCTGCATAAGGCGATAAAACACTGCCTATTTTTTCCTCTATTTTTGGTAAAGAATTCTCATCTCCATAAACTGATGATGAAGATGCATAAACAAATCGTTTACAACCATTTTCTTTTGCAGAAATAATTAAATTAAAAAATCCATCTACATTATTTTTATGATAAAAAATTGGGTTATCTATAGAACGGGGAACTGAACCTGTTGCAGCTTGATGACAAATTGCATCAATATTTTTAGTTATATTACGGCAAACTTCAATATCTTGTATATCAGCCTCTAAGAATTTAAGATTTATGTATTTGTCAAGAAGATGCTGAATATTTTGCATAAATCCAGTTGATAAATTATCAATAATTGTGATTGATTCAAATAACTTATTTTCTAAAAAATATTCAACAATATTTGACCCAATAAATCCACAACCTCCTGTTATTAATACTCTCATAATGAATATAAAATTAATATATTTTTTATTCATTTAAAAAACTTATTTATCTAAAATTTGTGAATGTTTTTGTCAATTTTTTAAATTTTAACTACCGTCTTCACCGTTTTCACCGTTTTCACCGTCTTCACCGTTTTCACCGTCTTCACCGTCTTCACCATCTTCACCGTTTTCACCGTCTTCACCATCTTCACCGTTTTCACCGTCTTCACCGTCTTCACCATCTTCACCGTTTTCACCGTCTTCACCGTCTTCACCGTCTTCACCATCATTACCCATATTTGCCATCATTTCTTGTAACATATTCATATCCATTCCACCCATTCCACCCATTCCACCCATTCCTCCCATTCCACCCATTCCTCCCATTCCACCCATTCCTCCCATTCCACCCATTCCACCCATTCCACCCATTCCTCCCATATCTATATCTTTTACTTCATTTTCATCTTCATTTTCACTATCTTCCCATTTATCCCAATTTATCTTTATATTATTTTTATAAATTCCTCTTTTTTTTGTCAAAAAATCCCATTTCTCTCCTTTTTCTTTTTTCTCAAGTTGAACTACTAATTTTTTGTCTGTTTTATTTGAGATAATATCCCCATTAATTTCACTTTCTAATTCAAAATCAATCAAATATTTCTTATTAGAAGAAAAACATTCAAAATGGAAAATATTATTTTCACATTTTACTATTTCATTTGAAATACTTGGCAAATTTATTTCAATTTGAATATCTTGATAAGTTTGAGACCACAATAATGTAGGTGTAAATTCCATTAGAATATTTATAGAAACTTATTTTTTGTTTTTAACGAAAAAATATTTCTTATTTACATAAATGTATGAAAAAATAAAAATAATATTTATTAGTCATAATTTTCATTTTTTAACAAATATTATAAATAATTTAGATATTAACAAATATGATATAACAACTTATGAAATAATACTTTCAACAAATGAATTATTAAAATCTAACTTAAAAATAAAAAATACATCTGAATTATTAGAAATTATTGGAGACAATCAAATTGTATGGGTTGAATGGTTATTATCTCCAGCATGTTTATTATCACATGTTCCAAATAAAAAGTTCAAACTTATATGCAGATTACATAGTTATGAATATTTTTATGAGGAAAATATTTATATTCGGTCCACTAATTTCTTAAATATAAACAAACTGATTCTTGTAAATGACTGGTTTAAATATAAATTAATTCAAAATTATTATATTCCTGAATCAAAACTAATAACAATTCCCATTTTATTTAATGAATATTCAAATCAAAATCTTAAAAAACGTCAAAAAAATTTAGGTATTGTTGGGATTAATTCATTAACAAATAAAGGCATCGATAAAATACTTGATATATATGAAAAAATATATAAAATTGACCCATCTTATAAATTACATATTAAAAGTGGTGAAATAAAGAAATATTCTAAAAATCCATTTCTTTCTGAACAAGAATCACTAATTCTTTATAAAAAATCAATTGAAAAATTAAATACTTTTTATCAAAAATATCCAGAACACATCATCTTTCATCATCATACTATTAATGGTGGTGGAGATATGCAATCTTTTTATAATCAAATTGGATTCTTATTATGTGCATCTATTTATGAATCTTTCCATTGTGCAATTATGGAAGCTGGTAGTGCAGGTTGTATCCCAATTATTTATGAATATTTTAATAAAGATGTCCCAAAAACACCGGTAGAATATTCAATATTAAAATTTAATGATGTAAATGATATTGTTAATTATATCATAAATATTCAAGATTATCAAAATAAATCATTTAAAATTAAAAAATATTATGAATTAATTAATAAAAATTGCATGGATAAATATAATAATATACTAACAGATATTTTACAAGAAGATTTCTACAATATTGCAGTAATTTTAAACTCAAAAAATATTGAAAAATTACAAAATCAAATAATTGAAATAGCCAATAAAAATTCCAAAATAACAATAACAATTTTTCTTAATAAAAAAGATTATAAATCTAATAATATAACATTTATAAAATGTTGGAAAAAAGGTTATTTATTTGGTAATTCATCTATACAAATACCTTCTTCTATTAAATCAGTAAAAATAATAATGAGAGAAACAATTGAAGAAGAATATAAAAATTATAATATAATATTATAACATGATTCCAAAAATAGTTTTTACTTATTGGGAAGGGGACCAATTATCTGAATTACATTATTTAACAATTTATTCTTTACATAAATATAATCCAGAATTAGATATTATTATTTATACTGATGAAAATCCAAAAAATATTTTGAGAGAATGGAATACACATGAACATTCAATTGATATAAAGAAAAAAATACCATTATCAAAACTTGTAGAAGTTAATCCAAATAAAATATTTTTAAGACCTATTAATTTTCAGAAAGAATATGATTTAGATAATAATATTTCTATTATTTTTAAAGCAGACTTTACACGAATTGCCAAATTATACGAACATGGAGGAATATGGTTTGATATGGATGTATTATTTATAAAACCAATTCCAGATTTCTTTTTTAAAGAAAATATAGAATCATTTATTTTTATTTATGCAGAAACTATACCAACTGGATTTTTAGCAAGTATTCCAAAATCTTTCTTTTTAGAGAAATTATATAAAGGTTCTTTAGAAATTATAAAAAATAAAACTTTAGATAATTATCAAAAAATTGGTCCAAATATTTGGATAAAAGAATATAATAATTTAGATACAAATATAAAAGAAAACCTAAAAATTTTAGATAATAATTTGATTTATCCATATCTTTGGAACCAATTAGATTATATATATCATAAATCGAATAGTATAATTTCAGAAAATACATTTGGAATACATTGGTATAATGGTGCCCCTGATACAAGAAAATTTATAAATAAATTTGATATAAATAATATAAATCCAAATAAATCATTAATTGAAAAATTAATTTATGTCATCAAAGATAATAATATAAGTAAAGAAGTTAAAGAAGTAATAATTCAATTTAAAAATGCAAATAGTTTAGACCAAAAACAAGATGAATTATATAATCAAATATTAAATCTTAATAAAAATGTTAATGTCAAATTTATAATTCCAGAAAATTTATTAAAAACAAAAGTTTTTACATTTTATAAATGTTGGAAGAAAGGTTATTGCTTAAATTCATCAAATAAAAAAATACCAAAAAATGTAAAAAAAATTAATATAAAATTAATATAAAATTAATATAAAAAATATGAAAAAAATATAAAAAAAATATATTTTATATCATTATGTTCTATAATAAAAAAATACTATTATTTGGAGGTTCTGGTTCACTAGGTAATAAATTTATTGAAAAGAATATTTCTAATAATCAAATTACAAATTATTCTAGAGATGAATGCAAACATTGGAGTATGAGTCTCAAATATAAAACTGATAATTTAAAGTTTATTATTGGAGATATCCGCGATTATCAAAATGTAGCCAGCGCAATTTTACGAGAGCAGCCCCATATTATTATAATAATGGCAGCTCTTAAACATATTGACAGATGTGAATACGCTATTGATGAATGCATCAAAACAAACTCAATTGGTCCAATTAATGTTGTAAATGCAGTGGAAAAAAATAATGATAGACTGAAAAATCTAGAAGTGGTTGTTATGGTTAGTACTGATAAAGCATGTGAGCCAACAAATGTATATGGTATGGCAAAAGCATTAGCAGAGAGTGCAATTGTAGAAAAATCACTTTATGTTTCAAATCGAAAATTTGTGAATATTCGATATGGGAATGTTCTTAATTCACGAGGTAGTATTATTCCAATATTGCATGAAAAAGGGAATGATCCAGATGTGAAGGAATTTACATTGACTCATGAAGATATGACCCGTTTTGTAATGACATTGGAGCAAAGTGTAGAACTCATTGAATATGCCGCTGAATTTGGAGAATCAGGTGATACTATAATACCAAAATTAATTTCTCTTCGGTTATCTGATTTGATGCAAATTTTTTCAGAAAAATACAATAAACCAGTTAAAGTTACTGGATTGCGCCCTGGAGAGAAAATGTTGGAGTCTCTAATATCAGAAACTCAAGCTATGAGATTGATTAAAAAAGATAATGGATATATGCATATTAAACCACCTTATCAGAATTTATTGCTTCTGGATGATGTGCATAATTATAATAGTAAAATAAATCCACTTACAAAAGATGAGTTATTTGAATATTTGAATAAATTGAGACTATTATAAAAAGCCCCTTTTCGCCACGGAGTGGCGAAAAGGGGCTACCTACATTTTTGCTTCATCGTGCATTCTATATATTTCTTTATATTTTTCAGGGTCCGCTCTTAAAAATCTTAGCCTATCTTTCTCTTTATCTTCTGGATCATTCGGTCTAGGAACAAAAAATGCCTTAACTTTCTTATTGTCATCACTGAAATTCTTGCTTAAATACGATATTGTTATAAAAATTCGGCGACTTTCTGGGCTTCCGCGTGATGGCTCTGGATTACCATGCCAAGCATAATCATTGCAATTAAAAAGAATTAATCGATTAAATATTGGAGCAATGCTAGCTATTTTTTCATGTATTTTTGCGTCATCTTTTGCACAATTGTCTCCGCGCCAAATCTCCAGTGCACAACCATATTCTTCTTTCCATTCATAGCTCAAATATATTCCTAGAGTTGTCTGCTTTTTTAATTTCAAAGTTGGATGATATCCAGCATCTACGTGAATATCTAATTTATCACCTGGCTCATAAATATGAACCCCCCAAAAATTTCGCGTTGAATCGAGAATAAGCTTATGACCAACTACTTCAGACAACTGATTCACAAATTTTTCAGTAGTTAATTCGTCAAAAAGTTTAACTAGAAATGGAGGAAAATTATATTTATCCCTTAATGTATATTTTTGCTCAAATGGATTATCATATCGGTCCCAATCTTCTTTTTTAATATCCAATATTTCTTGCTGAAGACTTTTTGCGAAATTTTCTTCTAAAAAATTATCTTGAGCTCCATAAGGGTAAGGAAATTTTGACTTATATTCTTGCGGATCAACTCTAATTTGTGATAAAACAGAATCCATATTTATAATATTTATAATATTTTTAATTCAAAAATTCAAGAATATGT